GCCGGTGTTAAAAAGATAGAAACATTAAAAGTTGCTGTACAAAAAACACCATTAAACTTAGAAATGCCAGAACCGTTAGAGTCAAATGAAGTGACCTGGATTGTTATAAATATAGATAACTATAAACAAGTCTTTGAAGAACTAACAGCGAACGGCAAGAAACCAGTCTTATTTGCATTAACTGATGACGGATATAAAGCATTAGGTATGAATTATGCAGATTTAAGAGAACACATAATTGCTCAACACGAAATCATTATCACCTACAAAGACTACTACGAATCTGAAAAGGAGTAGTAATGTCGGATCAATTACAAAAGTTAGTACAGGATGTCGCTGTTCTTAAAGAACAGAACGCAACTTCAGGTGATATACATAGTCGTTTAGATAGTGCCATAGATAAACTTACAGATATTCAATCTGGTGTTAAGTCTATGTTAGCAGTACACGAAGCAAGAATTGAGCGTGCTGAAGAATCAGATGTAGAAATACAGTCTATTATGGAGAATAGACAAGAAGCAATCCGTGAAGATATACAAACTTTACACGGCAGAATAACAGATGAATCGAAAGAATTAAGGTCATATTTTACTGAAAAACTGCAACAATTAGAAAAGACCAAATGGATTATGGTTGGTGTTGCTTGTGCCTTAGGAATTTCTTTCTCACCGATGGCAAATATGTTGACAAGTCTGATATAAAATGTTATAATACTACTATGTCGTCATACATAGATACAAAATTCTTAAACTTAATTTCAAATAGACTTACCAATTTCAAACAAAAGAAACCAGGTCTTTGGAACTTTAGATGTCCCCATTGTGGTGATAGTCAAAAGTCCAAAAGCAAGTCTCGTGGTTTTGTATATGAGAAAAAGAATAACTTATTCTTCAAATGCCATAACTGCGGTGTGGGGCAATCACTAGGTAATTTTGTTAAGTATCTAGACGGTAATCTACACAAACAATATGTACTAGAAAGATATAAAGACGATAAACCTATCGCTGTTCCTGACTTCAAACAGAAACCTATAAAGTTTGAAGAGAATAGTGCTTTAAAGAAACTCAAGCGTTATGATAGATTAGACAAGACACACCCTGCCTACGAATTTATTACTAGAAGAAAGATACCTGAAGAACATTTAGATAAGTTTTTCTTTTGCCCTAAGTTTTACAAGTGGGTTAATAGTATTATACCCAACAAACTACCTACTAAAAATGACCACCCTAGAGTTATTATACCTTTCTATGATAGAAGTGGTAAATTCTTTGCATTTCAAGGTCGTGCTTTCGGTCAAGAGCAACCTAAGTATGTGACCATCAAACTAGATGAGAGTAAAGAGAAGATTTATGGTCTAGATAGACTTGATTTAAACAAACCTGTTAACATTGTTGAAGGTCCTATTGATAGTTTATTTCTAGATAACTGTATTGCTATGGCAGGTGCTGATGTTTCACTCAAAATACCTACTGACCAATGCACAATGATATTTGATAACGAACCTCGTAATGAGCAGATCGTTAATCGAATGATAGACGCTGTACACAAAAATTATAAAGTTGTAATATTTCCTGAATCATTGAAATATAAAGATATTAATGACATGGTTATACACAAAAAAGAACTTGGCGATGTTTCGAAACTTATATATAATAACAGGCAAAACGGACTCGCTGCCCTACAATCAATCAACAAATGGAAAAGGATATAACTCTATGTCAAATACTCTGCCTACGAGCTACCAACAATATATACACAAATCAAGATACGCTAGATTTTTAGATGAAGAAAAAAGAAGAGAAAGTTGGTCCGAGACCGTTAGTAGATACTTTGACTTTATGGAAAATCACCTTAAAGAAAAACATAATTACAAGATCCCAAACAGAGAAGAGTTAGAAACTGAAGTATTAAACTTAGGTGTAATGCCATCTATGAGAGCATTAATGACTGCTGGTCCTGCTCTAGATAGAGACCATACTGCAGGTTATAATTGTAGTTATATTCCTATTGATAGTGTCAGATCATTTGACGAAGTAATGTACATACTATTATGTGGTACTGGTGTAGGATTTTCAGTAGAAAGAAATAGTGTAGAGAAACTTCCTACGATTGCCGAAACTATTGAGCAGACTGATACTGTAATTGTAGTAGAAGATAGTAAAACTGGTTGGGCAAAATCTTACAAAGAATTAATTGCTATGTTGTACTCTGGTCAAATACCTAAGATTGATGTATCAAAAGTGAGACCTGCTGGTGCAAGACTAAAAACTTTTGGCGGTCGAGCATCCGGTCCACAACCACTAGTTAATTTATTTGACTTCACAATCAACACATTTAAAAATGCTGTAGGTAGAAGATTAGATTGTTTAGAAGCACACGATATAGTTTGTAAGATCGGTGAAGTAGTTGTGGTTGGTGGGGTTCGCAGATCAGCATTAATCTCACTAAGTAATATTCAAGATGATGGTGTTCGTAAAGCAAAAATGGGAAACTGGTGGCAGAATAATCCACAAAGAGCATTAGCAAATAACTCTGCTTGTTATACGAGAACACCTGATATTGGATTGTTTATGCACGAATGGAAAGCATTATTCGATTCTAAGTCTGGTGAAAGAGGTATCTTTAATCGTGAAGCAGCGAAGAAGAAAGTTGCTGAGAATGGTCGTAGAGATCCTGAACATGATTTCGGAACTAATCCTTGTTCAGAAATTATATTAAGACCATATCAATTTTGTAATCTGACTGAAGTTGTTATTCGTGCTACAGATAGTGAAGATGATCTGAAAAGAAAAGTTAAAGTTGCTGCTACACTAGGTACATATCAATCTACACTAGTTGATATCAAATATCTAAGAAAGATATGGAAACAAAATACTGAAGAAGAGAGATTACTCGGTGTTTCACTTACAGGTATTATGGATAACAAACTTACAATTAAGGCAGATGAAGAACTACTAAGAAGTATGAGAGAGGTTTCAGTTGTAACCAATAAAGAACTTGCTAAGAAATTAAAGATACCTCAATCTGCCGCTACTACTTGTATTAAACCTTCAGGTACAGTAAGTCAGTTAGTTGATAGTGCTTCAGGTATTCATACTAGACATTCTGAATACTACATAAGAACTGTACGAGGCGATAACAAAGATCCTCTAACTAATATGATGAAAGATCAAGGCATACCGAGTGAACCTGATATGATGAATCCTACTTCAGTTAGTGTATTCTCATTTCCTACTGCTTCACCTAAGGGTGCGGTAACTAGAAATGAGTATAACGCTATCGAGCAATTAGAAACTTGGTTGAAGTATCAAAGATATTGGTGTGAACATAAACCATCTTGTACTGTATCAGTAAAAGATTCAGAATGGATGGAAGTTGGTGCGTGGGTGTACAAACATTTTGACGAAGTATCAGGTGTGAGTTTCTTACCACATTCTGACCACACATATCAACAAGCGCCATATCAAGATGTAGATAAAGAAAAGTATGATGAACTTAAAAAGTTAATGCCTAAAACTGTTAACTTTGAAGAGTTGCAACAGTACGAGAATGAAGATAATACAACGGGCAGTCAAGAACTTGCCTGTGTTGCTGGTGCTTGTGAGATTGTAGATATAACTACTGTAACCGAAGCAGCAGCGAATGCTTAAATGCGATAACTGTTCAGCAGAATATAAAATAAAACACGAAATGGACAAGGAACATTATCTTCCTATCTATTGTCCATTTTGTGGTTGGGAAAGAGAAGAATCAGATGAGGAATATCTAAACGATATTTCTTTTCACGACTCAGATGATTAAAGCCGTAGGCATTGACTATTCATTATCTTGTCCTGCTATATGTGTAGAAACTGAACACGCTGAAGATTTCTACTATCTAACAGACAAGAAGAAATATGAAGGTACATTTAGACCAAATATAACAGGTACTTTACATAAAGGGTATCTATCTGCTCAGGAACGATATGAAAATATTGCTGATTGGGTAATAGAGACTATACATTCTTACTATCCTAAATCTATCGCTAAGATAAACTACCCAATAATCAATCTAGAAGATTACTCATTTGCCAGTAAAGGTAAGACCTTTCATATCGCCGAGAATATGGGTATGCTCAAGTACAAATTCTACAAATTGAAGATACCTTTTAATCTCATAGCACCGTCTAGTGTCAAGAAATATGCTACTGGTAAAGGTAATGCCAATAAAGAGAAGATGGTTGACACCTTCAGAGAGACCACAGGTGTTGATCTACTATCTGAACTCGATTCGGGGTATAATTCACCCTGCTCAGACATCGCTGATTCGTATTTTATATGCAAATTTCATCAAGAATCCCCCTTAAATTAGTCAAAAAACGCACTTTTTAGTGTGTCTTTTATGCAACACTTTCAAAAAAAATAAAAAGTCTAATGAAATCAAGGGGATAAACTCCCTTTTTTTGAAAATAGTGCTTGTTTTATCTGTGGAATAGTGTATGATAAAGACATATTAAGAGAGAAAACAAGAAAAATGACTATATTATTATACACAACATTATCACTAACTGCCTTTTTCGCATATTGCACAGCAGTTGCTTATTATCAAATGTTCAAAGAGGAATTCGGTGAACTCTAATGATAAGTTTTTTGATATTGACAATATTATCTATTACGGCAATCGTGATAGTTGGGAGAATATAACTATGCAAAGTAAAATATATGTAGACATGGACGGCGTGATCGCTGACTTCTTTACCGCACTCGCAGAATTCAGAAAAGTAAACCATTGGAAAGATCAAGGTGAGATTACACTTGATACTTCTATTAAAGAATTAAGAGGTACTAACTTCTTTGAAACATTACCAGTTTTTCCTTTTGCTAAAAAATTAATTGATTTAGTAAAGTCTTATACGGGTGGTGATTATTATATTAATACTTCACCGCTCAGAGACGATTTAGAGAACTCTAGGATATACAAAACTAAGTGGTTAGAAAAACACGACTTCAAACCGAATGACATAATCGTAACCAAAAGAAAAGAATCATACGCCGTAGATAAAGTAACCGGTGTACCAAACATACTGATAGATGATAGACCTAAGAACCTTGAGAAGTGGGTTGCGAAAGGTGGTATCGGGATTAGATATCAGGCAAATGAAGATAGTTTAGATTTAATTAAGAAAGGACTAGATAATGCTTATGCAAGAACCATAGCAAATGTAAATGGCGTAAACACCGAGAGTAAGGTCACCCAAGTTGACAAGAAATCTATGCCATCGGAGACTGAACTTGGGTAGTCTATTACATAAAGACACACGCTTGGTAAACCTTCGGGCGGACAAGACATCTTTAAATAGACTAAACGACAAACAACAAAGGAGTAATAAGTGAACGATATATTAGAAATAATAAATGATTTAACAATAGTCAATAGGGCATTAGAAGATGAGGAAACACCAATACATCCTCAAACTATTTTTGCCAAATACAAAACTAGAGAATTAATCGCAAAATACCAAAAGATGGTAGATGAATTTGAGGCACAGCAAGACAATTTGTATGCTTGACATTTATCTCAATCCGTGTTATACTAAAGAAAATAAAACCAAAAGAAAGAAGAAATAATTATGGGAATATACTCAATAAAAGAAAATTTATATAGTGAATTTGCAGATCAAAAGACC